TTTTTAATTCTGGGCTAGCTGCGTCGTACATAGAAATTAAGTCCATCGCGGTATCGTGTGTGCCGTCATTAAATGATGTTCTGTTGGAAAGGACGGTGCCGATATTGGCGAGGGCTATCTTCATAATTTCTTCCATTTTCGTTACTCCTTAATTTGTTATTTGTTAATTTGATAATCTAGTATAAGTAATTTATAATAATTTGCAAGAACTAATTGTTCAGATAACGAAATATAAAAGTAACGAACTATGGAAATAAAAAATTACGAATACAAAACCGAGCCTTACCAACACCAACGAGACGTTCTCGAAACCAGCGCATACAAAAATCTATACGCTCTGTTTTTAGAGATGGGTCTGGGTAAATCAAAAATCCTTTTAGATAATTTAGCTATCCTGTTTAAACAAGACGAGGTGTCCGGGGCAGTTATTGTGGCGCCGAAAGGTGTGCTTAGTAATTGGAGCGAGAATGAGATCGCTCGACATTTGCCCGATGATATAGAAAGAAACGTTTTAGTCTGGCAGTCGAACCACACGCAACGTTGGACAAAGGCTTTTAAGGACATGGTTGAAGAAGATAGCACAGGTAAATTAAATATTCTACTCGTCAACGTCGAGGCTTTCGCAACCACCAAGGGCTGTCAACACGTTGAAGAGTTTTTAAATACTCACAACTGTATGTTCGTTATAGATGAGTCGACGACCATCAAAAACCCCAAGGCTAAAAGGACTAAGAACCTTATCAAGCTAGCGCCACTCGCTGACTACCGAAGGATACTCACAGGTTTTCCCATAACCAAAGCGCCTCTGGATTTGTACTCGCAGTGTTTCTTTTTGAGCCCCACACTTTTAGGTTTTAGCAGTTACTATTCGTTCCGGGCACGCTACGCCATGACTCAAAGAAAGTTTTTAGGTGGCCATTCGTTTGACCACATCGTCGGCTACCAACGACTCGACGAGTTGCAAAAACTTTTACAGGGCTTCTCCGTGCGTAAACGTAAAGAAGAATGTTTGGATCTACCGCCCAAGGTGTACACCAAGCGACAGGTAGAACTGACCAAGGAACAAAAGCAAGCTTACGAACAGATGCGTCAGCAAGCGTTGATGGTGTTAGATGGCGATACGTTTACCACGATGAACGTTCTGACTCAGCTGATGCGCTTACAGCAAGTCGTGGCGGGCAGTTTGAAGAACGAAGACGGCGAGACGATTACTATAAAAAATAATCGATTGCAGACGGTTCTGGATATCCTAGAAGAAACTCAGGGTAAGGTTGTGATATTTGCTGTGTTCCGCTCAGACATAGAACAGCTAGCAAAGCTATTAGCAGAAAAATATGGGACCAATGCGGTGGCGACATACTACGGTGAAACTCCTCAAGATGAACGTCAAAATATTATTACCCGCTTTCAAGACCCGGACAGCGAGCTGCGGTATTTTATCTCAAATCCACAGACAGGTGGTAGAGGTATTACGCTAACCCAAGCCAAAGCGATGATCTTCTACTCGAACAGCTATGACTTAGAGCTGCGGATCCAAGCCGAAGACCGTATTCACCGTATCGGACAGGAGCACAGCTGCACGTACATAGACTTAGTTTCACCAGACACCGTTGATGAGAAGATACTGCAATCGCTTCTCGACAAAGTGCAGATTAGTAACGAAGTGCTCGGCGAGGTTCGCCAATGGTTCGATTAGCTGTATAATCAAAGCATGGCACAGAGAATAGTAAAGCGTACGCCTTCCAATGTCGGTAATCCTATTGACGACATTCGTGGCATTATGTCGCTACTCGCCCCCGATCCTGACGATCCGTTAGAATATTTGGGACCGGTAGGTTTGCCGGTCTTTATCGTCAAACGCCTAAATCGCCTCAGACAAATAGCGGGTGATCCAAAAGCAGCGGACGAAGTTAGAGATATCGCTAACGACATTGTACAAAGCGCTGACGCCGATCAACTTAGATTGGTGCAAAGAGAGCTCGATGAGATTGAAACGATGGGCAGTAATAAAGTAGCGCGCGACTCTGATCCTGATATGCCAATCACCGCGCGGTATACCGAAGGATCAAACATAATGATGAATGTAGGTAGGGCCAAACGTATAGTGAACGATGGGTTGAAGGACCAAGGACCTAGCATAGAAGAGAAAAGAAGAATCTTGGCTAGAATGAGAGATAAGCCTAGTGATGCAGAAGAGATAGCAAGATTAGAAAAGGTTCTCTTAGACACAAAATATTCTAACCTGACTGAGCCTTTTACCAGAGCTGAGTTAGATACGGTAAAAAAACAAATGGTCGGTCAAGACAACGACACAAGTGCTTACTTAGAGTTTTTAAACGAGATAGGCGGAGTGAGAGAAAAAGATTTTGAGTACATTGAAAAAGCTCAAAAACTAGGATTACCTGAAGAAAGACTTTCTGATTTACTTACTAAAAGCGATCGAGAAATTAACGAAGTTTTAAATAAATTAGTTAAGGACAAACCAAAAGGCATGAAAGCCGGTGGCGAAGTAATGAATTACGGCGACTACGGCAGAACGTATAAGTAAGGAGTAGAAGATGGCGAATAATCCAGACGCGTTTGTCTATCAAGCGGAACTAGAACGAGTTGTTGACGGCGATACGGTTGACGTGACCTTGGACCTTGGCTTTGATGTGAAGCTACATAAACAAAGGGTCAGGTTGCACGGCATAGACACCCCGGAATCAAGGACAAGGAACTTAGCGGAAAAGAAGCTAGGTTTGGCTGCGAAAGAGCGTCTTAAAGAGCTATGCGTGGGTCGGTTTAAGGTAAAGTCTTTGGGCAAAGGTAAATACGGCAGAGTGCTCGGTATACCTTATACAGAGGACGGACGGGACATTTGTCAGTTGTTAATCGACGAAGGACATGCCGTTGAGTATTACGGCGGTAAGAAGAAAAAGGTTTGGGCATAATGGCTAAAGTAAAACAGGTCGTTACGATAGATCCCAACCGACGAAGGACCAAGCACACTTCTCAAGGCAACGGCAGAAGCGCAAACACGGTTGTGAGAAGCAAACAAGGCAAGAAACAGTTTAAACGCTATCGTGGACAGGGCAGATAGCCTTCGCTATAATAACCATTCATAGTTTATTTCATAAAAACTTCACTAAGGCGGCTGTTTAGTTTTAGTATGTTCTCCAAAATATGTTTGATTAACAGTCGCCTTTTCCCCCAAAAACCTAATGTGAACAAAACGCTCACATTAGGTAAAAATTAGGTCGAAAACCCTTTCCCATATATACCTTTTTTATTATTCCACCTAATGTGAATGTCTATTTTTTCAAAAATTCAATAATTTAGACTATCAGCCTCACTCAATAAATGACGTTATGACGTTCATTTTTGCTGTACGTTAGGTTCTATAAGGGTTTCCACCTAATGTGAGCCACATTAGGTCCACATTAGGAAATTAGGTTTTTAGCTAAAATAGCCCTTGGTTCTTTGACTATAAGATATTTGCTGTTATATCATACCGTCATGAAGTCGGATCACGAGATCACAGATAAAGCTAGAAGGTTTGCCCACGAGTACGTATACAACGACGGCAGCAAAACCAAAGAAGAGTGCGCTCTTTCAGCCGGCTACTCTAAAAGTTCTGCAAAGAGTAGGGCTTCTGATCTAACCAACCCAAGAAAACACCCGGCAGTTGTTAAATACATTCAAGATTTACAAGCCGAAGTTAACGCAAAGTTTGATGTATCTTATGGCAGACACATAAGAAAGCTCGCAGAAATTAGAGATTGTGCCTTGGATAAAGGTAACTACACCGCAGCCGTAGCCGCTGAAGTACAAAGAGGTCGAGCAGCGGGCTTGTACGTAGATAGAAAAGAAATTAGAACAGGCACGCTTGAGGCTTTGTCTGAAGATCAACTGATTAAGAAAGTAGATACCTTGATCGCTGATGTCTTGCCTCTGTTGGATAGACCAAAGGATCCACCCAAAACAATTACGCAAACAGCCAAAGTAGTTAACGAAGATTAATCCTTGTAGACTTTGCCGAGAGCAAGTGAATACGTATGGACTTGCTTGTCCGGGCCTCTAGCAATTAATTGAAACCCATCAAAAGAAAGTATCGTAAAGTCTTGCTGTCTTAAATGATCTCTGAATTGTGATAAAGATGACCATTCTTTTGCCAAGAAAGGATTGTCTTGCTTCTCTGTTAGCGTGTAGCTTTCTGCTTCTAATATCTTGTTAATGTAATCCTTAACAATGATGTTCAAGTCTGCCCTTGTTATTGGCTTCTTCTTTTTGTAATACTTTTGTCCTAGATCAATTCTTTGATCTTCAGTTAGTTCTATTCCTATGTTTGTTTTCATCTCTTCTCCTAAAATAGTATAGGTGTTTTTTGTTAGTGTTCTTGGGTTGATACGCACTACCATCTGAATAAGCTGGCATGCCTATCTCTTCATACATTATCGAAAAAAGCTCTTGCACGTCTTCGTGAGTGTAAGACTCTTCATCATCTGGACAGCTAATCAGATCAATCGCTCTCTCAGATAAGTTGCAATGTCCGTAACACTCTATGGCGTCTTTCTCGCTGAAGTCTGTGCCCGCATACACATCTTGCTGTGTAAAAGCTTTTCGACTTGCTAGCATGTGTGCGCTCTTGCACTTTTCACTGCAATAATGACCTTTTTCCTTGTGGTCTATACCACACCATAAACAAGCCTTGAAACCTTCGTTGCGACTTAAATGCACGTTCTTAGTTAAATCGCCAAACTTGTATGTTCTGTTTTCTTCTCTGCAATCCGTTGAGCAAAACTTTTTCTTTCTTTTAGAGTAGAAGTTATCTCCACACCAATAGCACTCTTGCTTGCTCCCTTCGTCCCTTAATAACAAACGCTCTTCATATGTGAGCAAAGGGAAGACTAAAACAAAATCTTGCTTCATTGTTTAAACACCCCCTCATACCTTCCTTCTTCCGTCCATTGTAAGACTGTCTTTGCTCGTAACTTTGGATCCGCTATTGTGTAAAGCATGACAAGTTCGTTAGCTTTGTTGTAGCCCACAAAAGTTCCGTTGTCGTCGTAAATTTTTACAGCGTAGGTATCGTGTGTGTATTTAGCCATCAGTTTTCCTTAATCTTTGTAATAAAAATCTGCACATTCCAATAAAAATTCTACTTCTTGTAGATGATTTAATTCTTTAAACCACATTTTTTCTTCTGGCTCTGATTTAATTTGATTAGTAGAAACATTAATTAAACATCTAACAACTGCTAAAGCTGTTTCTAGTTCTTTACTTTTTCTTTTGTATGTAAGTTCAATACTCATTGTGTTACTCCTTGGTCTTCGTCTGTTTCGTTCATCTTTACTACGAAGTGGCGATAGCCTGTGCCGTCTGCTTCATACCTAACTTCGCTGTCGCCTATGTCCGT